CACCTGCTCCTGCGTGAGCGCCTCGGCGTCCACGCCTGCCAGCGCATCGGCCACGGCGGAGGGGATGTCGGCTGCGCTCTGCAGGGCCTGGATGGTCGCCTGCTGGAGATCGAGCGCGAAGGCCTGGATCGCCTCTTCGGCGGTCAGCGTGCGGCTGGTCCCGCTCTCCCAGGACGATTCGCCGAAGCTCGCGCCGGAGGCCAGCGTGCCGCCCGAGAAGACGCCGCCCCGGCCCTTCTCGGACTGCTCCAACTTGCCCCAGAACTGGTCGATCTTGTCCGTAGACCCGAGGCGGTCGAACAGGCCGTTGATGCCCTCGACGGTCGCCGCCACGCTCGCGCGGATGGTCTCGCCGCCGATGTCGCCGCCGGACGGGCCGCCGATGAACCTGGTCGAGCCAGCGCCGATCATCCCGGCCACGTCGTCGGACCAGATGCCCTTCAGCCCCTGTCCGTACTGGAGGTCGCTGGCCGAATAGCCGTAGGTGCTGCCTGCGCGCTTCTCGCCACCGGAGGAGAGCAGGGAGTAAAGGGCGTAGGCTGCCATCGCGTAGGGGGCGACGGCACCCAGGCCCATGCCGAGGCCGCCAGCGATCGAGCCGCCGGACATGAGCGAGCCGGCCGCGGACAGGCCGCTCATCATGCCGGTGCCGCCGATGGTGTTCAGGAAGCCGGTAGCGGCGAAACTGCCGAGCGAGCCGAGGGAGCCCAGCGAACTCGCCAGACTCAGCCCGGAGGAAACCCCTGATCCACCGCCACTGAACGCACTGGTGACGCCCTGCGCGATCGGGTTGACGACGGCGTTGACCGCAGGCGTCAGCACCAGATTGGCGAACAGCCGCTTGAGCTGGTCCGCAGCGGACTTCCCGCCATCCATGATCGACTGCGCGAAGGCCTGGCCGACCTGGTCGGCGGCGCGGTCGCCTGCGCGCCTCAGCTCCTCGGCGCTCTCGATGGCTGCGCGGCGAATCTCGCGGTTGGCAACCGCGTCACGGACCTTTTCGGCGTAGCGCTCGTACTCGCCAGCGGTGTCGCCAACAAGGGTCTTCTCGAGCTCGAGCAGCGCGAGCGTGGTCTCGCGCTCGAGGTTGGACGCGCCCATCAGGGCCGTCTCGCGCTCGATGGCGGCGAGCATGTCATCGGCAGACTGGATCTGCTTGGCGGCCGCAGCCTCGGCTTCCTCGTAGCGCTCCAGCCGCGTCATCGCGAGGTCGGCTTCGATCTCCGCCGCCTTCTGGCGCTTCTCGTCGAGATCAAGGGCGAGTTTGATCGTCTCGTTCAGCCCGTCTTGCTTCTCGCGCTCGTTTTCGAGTGCGTCGCGGCGCGCCTTGGACGCGGCGGTGCCCGCGCCCTTGCTCTTGGTGTATCGCTCCTCGATGTTGGTCAGCGCGGTCTTGTGCGCTGCCTCCGCCCGCGCGTACTCGGCGCTGTCGCGGCTCAGCCCGGCAACCGCCTTCTGGAACTCGGCATTCTCCTTGGCGATGTCAGCGGCCTTGCGCTGCGCGTCGGACAACCGTGCGGTGGCGGAGGCGTAGCCGTCCACGGCCTTCGCCGCAGCGTCGGCGGCGGTCTTCTGGGCGGTGTAGGCCTTGACCGCGGCGGCAGCCGAACCGCGGGCCGTCTCGTCTGTGTAGCCGCCGGCCATGCCCAGCGTGCCCAGCTGCGAAGCCGCGCGGTCGCGGGCGTTGCCGGCCTGCCAGCGTTCGTAGAAGCTGGCGTTCGGATTGGCGAGCGTGCGGTCTGCGTCGCCCAGGCGCTGGGCAGCCGTCCGCGTGTCCAGGCTGATCGCTGCCCACGCCTGCCCGAGGAAACCGGCGCCCTCTGCCTTGGCGATCCGGATGCGCTCGGCCACTGCGGCGAAGTCATCGCCGATGCCACGCAGGACGCGCGAGATGCCGTCCGCCGCGCCCGCGTCGGAGATGGCCATGACCAGCTCGTTCCATCCGCTCTTGAGGCGCTCCAGCTCGCGGGCCGCGGTGGTGGCCGCATCCTTGGATGCCTGCCCGAGCTCCTTGGTCACCTGACGCCCGAACCTCGGCAAGAAGTCCTCGGCCAGAATTTCGCCCTGCTCGAGCATCTTTCCAAGCTCGGCAGTGGTGACGCCCATCGCACGTGCGGCGATCTGGAACGCGCCAGGCAGCCGCTCGCCGAGCTGGCCGCGCAGCTCCTCTGCGCTCACCACGCCCTTGCTGATCATCTGCGAGATGGCCAGCAGCGCGCCCTCGGTCTCGGCGGCGGAAAGCCCCATCGCCGTGGACGCCTGAGCGATCGAGGTGAAAATCTCTTGCGTGGCCTTGCCTTCAAGCGCGGTGCCGCGCGAGGCCATCGCCAGCTTCGTGTAGCTGTTGGCCGCCGAGGTGAGCTCGATCCCCATCTCGCGCGAGATGGATCGGACGTACTCGAATTCGCGGGCGACCAGGTTCGCGTCGCCCAGCGTGCCGAACGCGGCGCGGAACTTCACCACCTGGGCTTCGGCGGTGATCAGCGTCCCGCCCACGGCGCCGGCCATGTCCTTGATCTTCTCGAAGGCGTACAGCGCGCCGCCGGCGGTCACCAGCTTGGCGGCCGTCTCCCGGAACCGGTCGGCCGCTGTGGACGCGCCATCCAGTCCGGTGGCGACCTGCTTGCCCGCGTCGCGCGAGGTCGCGCCGAGCTTCTTGAGCGCGTCCTCGGAGCCGCGAATCTCGCCGACGAGCTGGCTGCCGTCGGCGGTCAGGCGCAGGGCGACGGTCAAGCCGCTCATTTCTTCGCGCCCTTCTTGTTCAGCTCGCCCACGATCATCAGCTCCAGGTCGTGCAGGTCCGCGCTGATGTCACGCTGGCGCGCGAGCGGGATTGCGAGCATGCGGAAGGTGTGCGGCAGCGCCTCGTGGCGCCAGCCGATCACTCCGCTCATCGAGACGTTCAGCTGGGTGTCCATGCGCCGCGCCACCGGAATCAGCTCCTCGTGGTCCGGGAACACCTCGACCGCCTCAGGCTCGGGTTCGGGCGGCAACTCCACCAGCAGGCCCGCCTGGGCTGCGTTGCGCACGATCGCCTCGCGGTCCGCCTGCGTCCGCTGCTTGGGCGGGTGCACGAGCGCGCGGGCGATCGACATCAGTTTTTTCGCTTGGTCTCGCGCGTCTCTTTGTGCCAGGTGGCGTAGATGTCCACCGGAGCCGCCGGGAAGTCGTTGAGGAAGGCCTCGAAGCGCTCCGGCGACCAGGGGTCGTCCTCTACCTCCCAGCCGATCGTCACGAGCTTGCAGGCGTCCTCGAAGGACAGCTTCGGCTCGTCGATCTGCTCGCGGTACTGCGAACGCGACAGGTGCCGGAACTCGAAGCGCACGCGCAGCGGCTCGGCGCCCTCGCCCGGCTGACTGATGGCGACGGTCGCCTTGAACGTCGGATTGGGCTGCAGCTTGAAGGCCATTCAGGGGACTCCTTGTCGTTCTGGGTGCGTCAGAGCGCGACGATTCGCATGTCGTCGTTGCCGCTCGCGGGGGGTGCGTCGAACTCGACGCTAGTGGTCAGCACGCCATCAACGTCGGCGTAGCTCAGGCCTCGGTAGTTGGCCTGCGGGAAGAACAGCAGCACCTTGTTGCCGGCGACCGTGCCGTGCAGGATCCCGATCGACTCCTGGGTGCCCGCGACGACCTTGCCCTGCAGGGTGATCTCCTGCGCCGGGGTCAGGTCCAGGGTGCGCACCGAGCCCGAGACCGCGCGGTCGGTGATCGTCATGCGCTTGGCGCCGATCAACTCCGTGCGCGCGAGCTGGTTGCCGGTGTTGAACTCGATACCACCGGACGGGTAGTTCGTGCCGCCGGTGATCGCGCCCGCGGCGTAGACGCCACCAAGGACCAAGTCGGCCGTGTTGGTGTCGTTGGCCAGCGCCGGCAGTTTCCAGGCGCTGAGCGTGAGCGCCGGATTGGCGACCGCCGTCGGCGCGAGGTACGGTGCCCAGAATTCGAACTGGAGCGTGGGCACGCCGTTGACCAGCAGCGAGCCGGTGAGGCTGCCCATCGCACCAATCAGCTTGTGCTCGAGGCCATCGGCGTAGGCGTAGATCGTGAGCGTCTTCAGGCCGGTGGAGACCGGCGTGTAGTCGACCCGCTGGCTGGCGGTGACGGTCTCGGCGAATGCACAGCCCTGCAGCAGTGCGCCCCAGGCGGGCGCGGTGCCTGCGGTGCCGCTACCGGCCATCTCAACGCCGAAGGACACGCGCATCCAGGCGCTGCCCATGAACGAGCCGGAGCTGCCGAAGTAGCCGGTGCGGATCGTGCGCGGAACCGCCTGGGCATCGACCGGCTGCAGCGTGACTTCGCCCGCCGTGAGGATCGCGTTGGCGACACCGGTTGGGACGGCATCGGTGCCCGCGGTCGTCTCGACCTTGGCGAGCACTACCATGTTCTTGGTCTTGCGATCGAGCGCCATGCTCTACTCCTGGTCCTGCTGCGCCTCGGGCGCCGCGTCTTGGTCGGGTGCCGGCGACAGGGCGCCGGTATGCGGGTCTCGAGTCCACCGGCCGCCGGACGGCGGGATGGCGTCGAGGTCGACGGGGGCGTCGTCCATCAGGTCTTCCTCAATGGGAATGCGGTGAGGTACTCGTCCTGCCACCAGAGGCAGCCGTTGACGAAGGTCACGAGCTCGCCGCCGGCGTAGATCACGAGATCGCTGCAGCCGGTGGGCATCCATCCGATGAGCGCCGCGGCGACTTCCTCGCGCAGCGCGGTCAGGTCAGAGCTGGCGGCCGAGCCGCGCGCGTCGGAGACGTTGCGCACGGCCATGACGACGCCGAACTGCGACTCCACCTCCTGGTGGACGGCGCCGGATGCGAAGCGGTTTGGCCCCGCGCGCTCGTTGAGCGGCAGGACGTAGACGGCGGGGGTGTCGGGTAGCTGGTCGATGACGGCGGCGAACTGCGCAGCATCCCCGACCACTCGGAACGAGGGGCAGGAATCGCGCAGCCTTTCGGCCACCTCGGCAAGCATCAGCATGCCGGCGATGCTGCCCGCCGCTCCGCGGGCGTCATAGGGTGACAGCGTCTAACGCGCCTCACCCAGGATGTGCTGGCGCAGGCGCTCGACCACCAGGGCGCGGTCGTCGGCGCTCATGCCGATGAAGGGGCGCGCGGGGATGTTCACGCCGCGCCCGGCCTTGCCGCCGAACTGGTGGATGGGCGCGTACACCACGTTCGTGCCGACCTCGGCATAGTCGCCGCCGTAGCGGCTGGTGATGCTGTTGCGCAGCCGGCCGGTGTCGAGCAGTGGCTGCATGTTGCCCAGGTAGGCCCGCGTGAAGGCGGCGGTGGTGCGCCTGCGGCTGCCGGTGTAGACGCGACCTCCTGCGGCGCGCTTGGCCCGCGCGAAGCGGGTGGCGACCGACAGCGGCAGCCACGGCTTCCCGCTCGGATCGCGTCCGTCCTGAAAGCGCAGGCGGGTGCTCGATTCAAGGTCTTGCGCGATCACCTGCATCAGCGGGCGCAGCTTCGCGCCGGTCTCGCGCAGGCGGGCCAGCGCCTGCTGAGCCTGCTCGAGACCCTCGATGCGCGCATTGATTCTCACGGCACGATCCCAGTGCGCTCGAAGCTCGGCGCGTAGGCGGACCGGAAGCTGTCGCCGTAGTCGAGAGTGCGCACGCTCGCGGCGACCGGCGAGGTGGCGGCGGCAACCTCCTCGCTGGCCTGCGTGATGATGGCTCCATCGTCGGCGAGCAGCACCGCCCGTCCGGCGCCCACTGCATCTAGCCAGCGCACCGCGGACGCGTGGCGCTCGCCTACGGTCTCGGGGATGTTGTGGCGGTACAGGCGCCAGCGCGCGAGGTCGCAGCAGGCGGCCACGATGAGCGCAGGGACCACGCCCAGGGGCGTAGCGTAGCGTGCGCCGATGCGCGAATCGACCTCGCGCGACGCGGCCTCCAAGGCGGCGGCGGCCACGGTCTCGTCAATCACGCCGAACTGGCCGGTCTCGCGCTGCGTGATCTGGGCGACTTCCTGAACGCCGAACGCGGCGCTCAGGTCGTCGATGGTTGCGTAAGGCATCCGGTCCTCCATGTGCAGACGCCCGCGCAGTGGCGGGCGTCGTGCGAGTCATGCGCCCAGCAGGCGCGGGCGATCAGTTCGAGGTGGTCAGCTTCACCAGCACGCCAGGCCGCTTGCACATCGGCAACGGATTCATCTGCGTGTGGATGTCGTAACCGCGATCGAACTTCGAGGGGTCGACCTTGGCGTAGTAGAGCTGGCCGAGGCTGTTGATCGACTCGTTGAAATCGGCCGGACCCACGAAGGTGGAGAAGGTGTTCATCGTGCCGACCGGGAAGGCATGGCCCTCGCCCGAGGCGATGAAGCGCACCGCGGAGCCGGCCGAGCCGGTGGCCGTGGCGCGGTACTCGCGGAACGTGATGCCGCCGAACGTGAAGCCCTTGCGCACGTCGCCGCCCATGCGCTGCGCGGCCTCCTGGTAGTTCTGGTAGGCGGCAGTGACCTTCGCGTGCTTGATCAGCTTGTCGAAGAATTCCGCGCTCACCAGCGCCTCCACGCCACCCGAGACCTCGCCCTTCAGGTTGTCTTCGATGTGGCGGACCACCTCATAGCACTTGTCGCGGATCTCGGTGCCGGCGGTGCCGAGCACGAAGTCCACCGACTTCTGGCTGATGCCGAACTCGGTGTAGAGGTTGGCGATCACGGTCGAGCCGTCGGCGTCAAGGATGATGCCCTTGAGCGCGCCCATGCGCAGGTGCTCGAGCGTGATGTCGTGCTTGCCGCGCGCGGTGGTGAGCTTCTGCGTGAGCAGCTGCGCCATGTTCATCAGCTCGTTGCCACCGAGGCCGCGCACGTTCTGGATTTCCAGCGGGTTGGCGTGCTCGTTGTGCTCGACCTTCGGGATCGTGAACGTGCGCACCACGCGCTTGCCGGTCTGGCCGACCGAACCGGGGCCGCCGGACAGGTTGGTGGGCAGCAGCGACAGCGAACCATTGACCTCCTCGATGGCGATCGAGTTGGTCGGCACACCGGAGAGCGGCATCAGGTTCATCTGCCCCAGCAAGCCGTAGCTGTTGGGGATCAGGTTGACCGATGCAGCGATCTCGGTCTGCGAGAAGACGGAAAACGGGGTGATCATGATCGAGTCCTCTCGGTCAGACGGTGGTGCGGGCGACGATGCCCAGCGTGGCGAGCTTGGCCAGCGCCGCGGTCTTGTTCGGCGCGGAGATCCCGCTCTTGAAGGTCAGCTTCTCCACCGCGACGACCGCCGGGCCGCGCAGCAGGACCACCGCCTTGGCGTCCGCGGCACTAGCGTTGCAGTCGAACAGAAGCACACCGGCCGCGACCTCCGCGCCGGCGGTGCCGCCGGTGGCAGCGTTGTCGTGGATCATGTACTTGCCGCCCGTGGTGATCTGCCCCAGAACGGTGCCAGCGACGAGGTTCTGGCCGCTGACGATGGTGACTTCCTCGCGGTTGAATTCCGGCGCGAACTCGCGCTTGAGGACGTCGCCGATGCGAGTCGGTTCGGTGAAAGTGGTCATGCTGCGTGCTCCAGGTTGATCAGTTCAGGCCGTGGGCGGACTTGACCGCCGACAGCAACGCGGAGCCGCCGCCGGCCGGCGCCTGGGTGCCGCCTGCCGCCTGCTGGCGCAGGTGTTCCGGCAGCGCAGGGCGGGCCTTGAGCTGCGCCGAAATGGCGGTGAAGGTCGCCGCGGGCAGTTCCATGTAGGGCGCTGCAGCTTCTTCGGTGAACGACTGGCCGATCTCGGCGAACAGCGACTTGATCTCGGTCGAACGAGCGTCGCGGCGCGCCTGGTCGGCGGCAGCGGTCAGCTCGACGATCTTCGCGTCGCGGGCGTCAAGGTCGGTCTTGGCGCGGTCGCGGGCTGCGGTGAGCTCGGCGACCTGCGCGGTCAGTGCGGCGACCTGCGCCTGCAGTTGTTCGATGGTCATGGATGGATCTCCGGGGTGGTTGGTGGCGCCACGCGCCGAGAAGAAGGCGGCGTTGGTCTCTGCGTCCGAGCCGAGCGCCACCACGGATACTTCGCGCACCGTGCCGCCGCGCAGGACCGTGATCGGGCCCTTGAACTCGCGGCCATTGACGGTGACGCTGTTGCCAGGCGAGACGTCCTCGAAGTTCATCCCGAAGACGCCGACCGAGAGCTGCCAGCGATGGCCGCGCTTGGCCTTGGCGGCGATCGAGCGCGCGGTGTCGTCGATGTCGGAGTACAGGTCTCCGGAGATGCTCAGCTCGGCGCCGCTGTTGGCCCCGGTGTTGAGCATGCCGATCACCTCGTCCCGGTCGTGCCCGGAAAGCAATGGCGCAGGCAGCGCAACCTTGGTCGACGCGAGGTCGATGACCGCCATTCCGCTCATCACCGCGCCGCCCGAGTAGGCGACGCCGCTGATGCGAGAGGGCAGCGCGTCGCCAGCGGCAGCGTCGAACGCGGCATCGCAGGTCAGAACGAAAGGCTTGGCGTGCATGCCCGCGATGGTCTGCGCGCAGCGGACAGGCGCATAGAGTGACAGCGTCTAACGCGCGATGTCCGCCGGCACGGCGGCGGCGAGCCGCGGATGCGACTTCTGTAGGGCCCGCTGCACCGACTGGCGCACGCCCTCGCCGATGCCGGCGGCCTTGTCATAGGCCCAGCCGTCGTCTGGCTGCACGTTGGGCGCGGGCAGCCCCTGGTAGCCGCGGTCGCGCGCCTGCTGCTCGGTGAGGGACGTGAGTGTGCACCGGCAGTTGTGCGCGATAATCCCTCCTGCGAACATCGCACCGGTCCGCGTCTCGAAATCGTAGACCGGCCCCTCATACCAGAAGGCCCGCACCGAATGGACAAGCGCAACCTGCCCCGCTGGAACCCGCCCGACCCCTCCGCCGTTCTCGCCGCGTTCGACGCCGGAGAATCCGTCAAGGCGCTCGCCGCGCGTATCGGAGCGAGCCGCCCAACGCTGACCCGCTGGCTCGGGATCCACGGCCGTCATCGCTCCAGATCGGAGGCCGAGCGACTCAAGTGGGCAGAAATCAAGCGCGACCCGGCCGCCGTCAAGCGTCAGCTCGGCGCCGCATGGCGCGTCGCGCGCGCCTCGGATGATGAGATCGAGCGCATCGTTCTGGCCAGATACAGCGCAGAACTGTGCATCAGCAAGCGCCGCCTTGCTGAGGAGCTTAGGTGCTCGACCAGCAACATCGATCGTCTGCTGCGAAAGCACGGCATTCGCCGCGACCGCACCTACCTCCGAGCGGCTATCGGGAAGGAGCGAAGCCGGCGCGGGAACTCGATCAGCCCCTGGGAATTGCCGCTGCTTGACGCGCTGCGCTCCAGCGGCCTGGTAGCCGTGCATCAGTACGCCATCGGCACCAGCAACGTCGACATCGCCCTGCCGGAGGCTCGCATCGCCGTGGAAGTCGAACGCAGACATTGGAACGCAGCCAAGAGCCTGCGCCGCGAGCGCGTCGAACAAATCCTCGGCGCGGGCTGGCGGATTGTCGTTGTCTACCACCCCAGGAACCGCAAGCCACTCGCCGCTACTCGGATCGCAGAGCACCTCGCCGCCCTCGCGCAGCGTCTTGATCTCGACCCATCCGTGCGGGGCCAATACCGGGTGATTCGCGGTAGCGGAGAGCCGGTGCCCGTCGGCCGTTACGACCTCCACGGCTTCGCCGCGATAGTGTGACCGCAGGCCGACCCTGGCGTCGGCACGAATCGGCGTTCCAGGTAGGAAGCACCGGTAGCCGAGCGGGGGTCTGTGTGTCGACCAGATCGCGTCATCGGCCGGCGCGATGTGGTTGTCCATCGCGCGGTGCGTCGGGCGCGTGCGGCTGTCGTTGATCGCGTCGTACATGAGGTAGGGCCGCTGGGCCTGCACCTCGTGCTGGCGCTCATAGACCCCGCGCATGTAGGCGCCCTGCATGTTGGTGCGGAAGATGTTGTCGAGCCGGTGGCGCGGCAGCGTGAGCGCGATCTCGTCGGCCTCGACGCGCCGGCGCCAGGTGGAGAAGGTCTCGCCGGAGGCGGCCGCCTCGGTGAGCGAGTCCAGTACCGCCTGCAGCTGATCGAGTGCGGCGACACCGGCCACCGAGAACGAGAGCTGCCGGTACTCGCCCGGCAGCGCGCTGTAGATATCCGGAGGCACGATGCCGCGCTCGCGCATCCAGCGGATCGCCTCGCGCGGTGGCAGGCGGATGAGCTCCTGCGGGGTCATCGCCGGCCCACCACCCGCACCCGGAACGACCGCGCGTAGGTGCGCCCGGAGCTCGTCTCGATCACGTTGTCCACGTCGTAGATCTGTCCGGCCGTGCCGCCGCTCAGCCACTGCGTTACGATCGAGCCGCTCGCCCCGGCTATGCCTTCGGTCAGTCCAGCGCCTACCGTCCATGCGCTCGCTTCGATAGTCTCGCCGTCGGCGAGCAAGTCGGCGTAGTCGATGCCGTAGTCGAGCGACTCGCTTGCGCCCTTCTCGATGACGGACAGCCCGTTGACGATGGTGTAGGTCGTGGCGCTCATCGTGCCCTCAGGATTCGGTTCTCGGCGCGCGTGCGCACGATGCGATAGGACGGAGGTGGAGCGAGCAGGGCAATTCCACCCAGCGCCCCACTAGCCTGCGCCCCCACCACCGCATCCGCCCGCATCACGATCTGCGTAGTGAGGTCGGCACCGGCCACGGCCGCCGCCACCGCATCGGCCGACAGCTCCAGCGCAACCACCAGGTCGCCGGAGACCGCGACGACAGCCACGGCGGCACCGGCGAGACTCACGGTCGTGTGTACGGCGCCCGCGGCGATCACCGACACCTGCGCGCCGCCGAGCAGCGGGATCGCCGTCGTGAGCGCGCCGGCAGCAGCAGCGCCCGCCGTTGCATCACCGGCAAGTCCGCTCGGGGCCGTGGACAGCTCGGCCGCAGCGAGCGCCGCGCCTACTGCGGCGCCCCGCAGCACGATCAGCGTCGTGATGCCACCAGATGCCAGCGCCGAGCCAGTGGCCGCCCCCTCCAGTCCGTCGCCGGTCGAGAGCGCCCCGGAGGCCAGTGCGGCGGCCAATGCCGCCCCGTCCAGTCGAATCTGCGCGGTCAGCTCGCCGGCCGACACCACCGCCGACACCGCAGCGCCGCCGAGCTGGATTGCGGTCGAGAGGTCGCCCACCGCCTGCCCGCCTGCCAGGGCCTGAGCCGCCATCTGCACGGCGGTCGTGAGCGAACCGGCGGCGGTGCCGGTGAGGATGGCGGCGCCGGCCAGGGGCACCTCGGACGCGCCCAGTAGGCCCGAGGCCAGCGCAGAGGCTTGCGCGGCGCCAGAAAACGCTGCCCCCGTGGGCGACCAGAACTCTCCCGCCGCGTCCACCGCCTGCAACGTCTTGACCCACGACTGGCCGATGAACTGCGCTTCTTCGAGCGTGTTATCGCCCTTGCCCTGCATTTCTGCGGCAAGGCTGATCTTTGCGCCGAGAACCGCAGCTCCCCACTTCGCATGAGTCCCACCCGCGTCGCTTTTGATCAGAGATGGCGCAACCCCGAAAATCGTAGTCCCGGCGTCCATGAATTCTTGGATCGCGGACGACCTTGTCCCGGCGGCGTAGTCGTCTGGCACGAGGAACAGATTGAAGCGCGTGCTTCGCGCATCCGCACCATGCCACCCAATCACGGCATCGGCGCTGCCACCGGTATCGGAGACGATGGCGGCGCGCAATGCGTTGATCTCGGCAAGCGCGCTAGTGCCGCTGATCGAAAAGTCTCGGTTGGGATCAGTTGAGCGCGACGGGTTGGTGCGCGTATCCCCCGCCACGACCCCGTTTGGTGTCACGTTGAAGTACAGCCAAACGTCCCAGTTGGCGCGGAATGCCTGCGCCTCGCTCGACTCATCCAGCAGCATCCATTGCAGCGCGGCCAGGAACCCGATCCAGCTTTTGTGCTCGCCTGCGGCATGGATGCCCGCCATCATCACCAGCTTGCGTTTCGGCCCACCGTCTGTCGTCGGCTCGTTCCAGCTAAGGCTGATCGCATACTGGTTGTTCCCGCCGCAGGCGCGCCCAAACGAATTTGACTCGGCGGCGGTCACGTTGTATACGCCGGAGGTGTTCGCCGACGCTGCTGGCGACGCGACTTCGCTGAAGTTCGCAAGGAGCCACGCCGCGACCTGCGCGGCGTGTGAATTCGGCGCCATCGGCGCGCTCATCACATAGAC